ACACAAAGACGGCTCAAATAAACAATAAATTTAAAATAAAACAACTGATCTACATATGAAAAGTGATTTTGTTTTAAGTTTACCGGAAGAAGTCTCTGAAGAAGAAAGATTAATTAAGTATAAAAGTGGAAATAATTTAAGTTTAAGTGAGAAACTCATAGCATTATTTATCCTAGTCATAAGAATAGCTTATAAGTTTGGATTTTTATTATTTAAGATATTCATATTATTAATTAGAATTTTTTGGTTTATTTTTAATAAGATTATTCTACAAGCCATAGTTAATTTCATTTCTAATTTCTTTTCTTATATTATTTTAATCTTCTTAATTAAGATTTGGTTAATATCTGATTTGTATCCATTAATTACTAAGAGCACATTATACTTATATAGAATTTATAATGAAACTAATAGTAGCCATAACAGTCTTAGTGATTCCTTTCATTCATCTGAATAAATCACAAATTGTTTATAATATTAATAATACTGTTAATTACAACCATAATTCAGTAGTCTTTTCAAACAATACCATAAACTACAATGCTGTGGAACCTAGTACTAATTTTACTAAATGGGTTGGGAAAATCCTTAGAGAAGCAAAAAATGCAACATATAAATTGGTCAATGATGAAATATCAAAGAAAAATTTTCACCAAAATACAACTTTAAATGATAGTCCTTCCATTGAGATGAATGAAAGTTTAATAGATGATCCAATCAAATCTAACTTGGCTAAGAATATTCAAATGACTGAGCATACTAAAGAAGATAATGAAACTCCTGGTAAATTTCTTCCACAATTATCTTCAAACAGATCGCAGGAGAAGTCATACAATGCAATTATCCATAAGAATAATATTTACCCTAAGAAAAGAGAACTAGAAAAACATTCATTGATAAATAAAACTAAAGACATTGATGCAATTGATTTAAAAAGCTATCCTCAGAAAGAAACTCAAGTAAGATTTATTCAATCAGAAATGCAAAGGGGTATAAACATTGAAGAATTGAACGACATTAGAAATAGTATTGCTGTGAAAATAGAGAATTGTATAAGATTACCATTTTCGGAAGAGATAAAGAGTAAAATAATAAATAAATGTCTCATTATTTATAAATCTTTATCTGAGAGAGGTTCTGCGTTCACTGGAAATTTAATATATACTGATACAATTATTTTGATGATTCTAAAGGGTGTCCTAGATTCATCTTTCATATCCCATAATTTTAATGATTCTTGCATGATTGATTCTTTGAGTAGTCTAAATGCTAAGATAATTAGAGGTATAGAAATTGAAGTGAACTTGGATAAATTTAATCTAAACATTTGGGATTATCAAAATGGAAAGAATTCCTCAATCAGAAGAAAGACAAGAGGCATCTTGGAAGCTGATGACGATTATATACAAAGCATTTCTAGAAAATCAGCATCTAAGGCCATAAATGCATTAAAAGACACTGGACTGTTATTATCCAAACCTCTGAGAATTGATCTTGATTTAATTAATACTTCTAGCACTCAAATAACTACTGTTAATAAATTAAACTTTTCTGAGAGTAACAGTATAAGGATTCTAAGATTCCCCAGATTAGACTGGTCTGAGCCTCTTTATGAAATTAATTTAGATAATCTTAATGAGGGGTTAGAGGGAGATTTCATTCATCTAATAAGATCTGAAGAATTTTTGTCAAAAATGCCTAAATGTAAAGATTTTCCTATATGGAAGTATAGAGGATATAGTTTAAAATGCATAAACAAGGTTTCGATAATTAATATGATAGATGCAGGCCTATGCAGAATAGCAGTAGATTGTAAGGGTCGAATAAATAACAATTTCACTTGCATAGAGGAGAAATTAAGTGCCAAATGTCCACACACTACTTTGCTTACTAATCATGATAGTTATGGTTTCTATCATTCTGAATTAGGAAGGGAAAAATCTATTTCATCAGATTCCTTTAATTATGAGAATATAAATTTCCCCAAATCCTCAGGAGATTTTAAGCTATGTTCTATTGACAATTTCTGGTATTCTCATAATACTTGTAACGGATCTCTATCTTATTTTGGAGAAGTGCAATTCTATTTGACTAACTCAGGACCTATCAGGGTTAGTGTCATGGCTGTCAATAAATTTCAATTAAATTTCAATAGTTCAGATATAAATTATTATACATGCACTGACTCAGAATGCTTATTTGAAAATACCATGAATCATTGCACAGGAGACAGATTGTTTTGTAGCAGAGTTAACAAAATGTGCAATGTTGCTAGTTCAAAAAAATGTCATTTAATAAATAATGGTATGGGATTCAAAACATTAGACTCTAGTCAAGAACGAGTCTCTTCTTACATAACACTATGGACAATAATACGATATGAAGCTATCTTAATAGATGATGAAGAAACTTTCCTGATGCCTATTAACGAACATGAGTCTTTGTACTTTCAGAAGCTTTGTAAATACTCCTTGTCTTGTTCAAATGCTAAAATTCATGTAGAGAGTAATTGCGTTGTTAATAAAATAGTCATTAATATGGGGGATAATTTTATTTGGTATAATTATGAAGAAGAAGATTCTATGTTTTCTGCAGATCTAACTTTACCTTTTAATATTTTAAAAGGTAACATGCAACCAATCATAACTGTTTATGGACTTAAAGGGATTATAACAAGAGAAATTGTATCTTGTGAACCATTTGACCTATGTTTAAGAGTTGATTGCTTTTTATGTACAAAAAAGTTGATAAATCCGTCCTGTATGAATCAAGATGAAAGGATTATATTAATATTAATCATTATAATTTTATTTATTCTAATCACTACAATATTCATATTGGGTTTTAGGTTCACTAAGGAAAAGATTCCAATTGTCAAATCAAAATTACATAATTTAAGAAAATTCAACAGGAAATTTCCTTCTTTCTCTCTGAAAACAAAGAAAGAAAAAGAAGAAAATGAGGAAGATGATTCTGAGAATGAGAAAGATAAAGGAGATTCATTAAATAGTGTTTTAGTGAGAGACAATCGCATTAACTCATCATTAGAACATGTGCCAAGACAATTCATTAGGAAGTCAGTTTATTCATATAGATTTTATGTTCCTTCCCATTATTACGACTCTAATAGTAGAAAATCTCATTTAATTATTGTCTATCTACTATCTATAATGCTAGGATTAGGGACTAGTAGAGCATGCTCAGATAGCACCATTTTAGTCTCAGATCAAAAAGAGTGTTTTTCAGATGGTTTTAACAATGCTGTGTGTAAGGTTTCTTCCACTTTGAGAATATCTGGACCACCTGTGGGTCAAACAACTTGTGTGAATATAATGGATGGTGATAACAACATTAATGGATATATATCAATTAAAGTTCTTTCAAATAACTATTATTGTTCAAAAAGTTCATTGTACAAAACTGTACAAGCCAAAATAAATCCAAAGAGTTATAGTTATTGTCCTGGTGCAAGCTCATGTCCTTCATGGAGATCTTGCACATCATTCTTGAATTCTAGTGAAAAGCAACATGAAATGTTTCCCAACACTATTAACAAATTATCATTATTCGATTGCTTCACTCCAGGTGGTTGTGCAGGTAATGGATGTATGCGTTGTGACAATGGATGTAGCTTCCATAGTATAGAGTTAGTCAACTCAGATGACATAATTTATGAAGTGTTTGAATGCCCAACTTGGATCCCTCATTTATCCGTTGAAGTGAAGTTCCATAATCTTCCTGGGATGAACGACTTTGAAACCACATTAATAGGAGCTGAACCATATTCAGAGGATGGGTTGAAACTAGCAAAAATTGCTGATTCAACCCCCATAAACAATAATGATTTTTGCTTAATAAGAGATGACAAAGCCATCTATTACTCTAGTTGTCAAAAATCAACTGAATTGTTTTCAGGTTCGATTGGAGAAATTCGCTGTCCAACGAATGAGGATGCTCTAGGTCTAACAGATAAATGTCTAATAGCAAAAAACACTGTTAAAGTAAAAAGCATCAATTGGGATGCTATTATTACAAACAACCAAATAAACATAAAGAAAGCCATTCAGAATCAGAGACTTCCTAAACTGCATGGAACAGCTATGATAGATAGATTTTCTGATGGTACTGTCATAATGAAAAACACTATAGCAGAAACTTATGAAATACAATTTTCTATAAAAAACCTGGAAATAAGCATAAGGAAAGAAAAAAGCACTTGTTCAGGTGAAGATCTTTCAATTGAGGGGTGTTATTCATGCATGGGTGGAGCAACCATGAAAATAAAATTAAGTGCAAACAGAGATGATACATTAGCTGTTGTGTCTTGTACAGGTTTGAATCCTATTCCAATATCCATAAATAAGACTATGACCCTGTACACTCAAGGTGTTTATCTCCAAACTTCAATAGCTGGTCTAGATTGCACAGTTAAATGTAGTGGTGGTACTTTGAAAATTCCAGCATTAATAAATCTAAAAGAACAAGTTATGTTAGATGTGAGTAATGAAGACAAAGCCTTTGTAGTAACTAAACCAATAAACTTATGGTCTGTTCTAGACACAAATAAAATGTGGTTAATGATACCAACTCTATCCCTTGGAAGTGTGATAATAATTGTCACTATTGTAATATTTGCTTACAAAAACACCATAGGGAAAGTAGTACCAAATACAATAATTCCTATGTATACTTTATCAAAAAGAGATTGAAATAGCTATAAGTTTAATAATTCCATCATTTTGTTCTAATTTGAGATCAATTTGATTCCTAATATCATTTCAATTTAACTTTAATTTTAATTTAAATTTAATTTAATTTTAATTTAGCTTAATTCAATTAAATTAGAATCTTAATATTATTTCAATTTTTAATTTCAACTATTATTAGGTTTTAATTTAAACTTCAGATTTCCTTTAACTTAATTTTAATCTTACTTTAATTTTATTCTATCTTTAATTTTATTCTATTTTAACTTAATTATGATTAGATTAAGATAAATATGCAGCAATTTTCTTGAGTCATTCATTCTTGTTACTAAGAGTAAACAAAATAATACAACAGTATTTTGTTATGAAATTCTTTAAATTTTAAATACTTTGAGCCGGTCTTTGTGT